AGGACAACAACGTTACAGATCGTTGGAAGTCCGACATGGGGTCAGATTCTTGGCTGTCTAAGAACATCCGTCCTATGAGCCTGATTGCTATCTTTTCAGGTTACTTCCTGTTTGCCATGATGAGCGCTTTTGGCTATAACGCCAACGAGTCTTATGTATCCTTGCTTGGGCAGTGGGGCATGTTGATAATGGGCGCATACTTCGGCGGCAGAACCATTGAGAAATTAGCCGAAATGAAAGGCAGAAAATGAGCTTAAGCACCGAACAAGCTGCGTTTTTGCTGGACATGTGTAAGCTAATCCAGTACGCTACAGACCAAGGATTCGTGGTGACCGGCGGTGAACTTGCCCGTACTCCCGAACAGCAAGCCATTTATTTTAAGACGGGGCGTTCCAAGACTATGAATTCCATCCATCTAAAGCGCTGCGCCATAGACTTAAACTTCTTCAAGGACGGAAAAATCATTTGGGACAAAGTAATCCTTGCGCCGCTGGGTGCGTATTGGGAGACTCTGCATCCTAAAAACCGATGGGGCGGCAACTTCAAGTCCCTTGTGGATTGTCCTCACTTTGAAAGAAATGTAGGCTGATATGAAAACCCCAGTAAAGAAAAGTGCAGGCGGCGGTTTGTATGCCAACATTGCGGCCAAGAAAAAACGCATTGCCTCTGGATCAGGAGAAAAGATGCGCAGTGTCGGTGCCAAGGGTGCGCCTAAGAAATCTGACTTTGCCAATGCGGCTAAAACCGCTTCATTTAAGGCAGGCGGCGAAGCAAAGTCCACGGTCAACGCCGCAGGCAACTACACCAAGCCCGAGTTACGCAAACGTATTTTTAACGCTGTAAAGGCCGAGGCAACAGCAGGCACTGGCGCAGGGCAATGGTCAGCCAGAAAAGCACAAATGGTAGCGCAGCGCTACAAAAAAGCTGGCGGGGGATACAAAGATTGAAAGCCCCTCAAAAATCCCTAAAAGATTGGGGCGATCAGAAGTGGCGCACTAAGTCGGGGAAGCCTTCGTCAAAAACAGGTGAGCGGTATCTTCCTGAAGCAGCTATCAAGTCCTTGTCCCCTGCTGAATATGCGGCCACGACCAAGGCCAAGCGCAAAGGCAAGGCGGCAGGAAAGCAGTTTGTAGCTCAACCAAAGAAGATTGCAAAGAAAACCGCAGGATTTAGGTAATGGCACTTCTTCGACTTTTTCTCAAACCAGGCATTGACAAGCAGAACACCGAATACGGCGCTGAAGGCGGCTGGGTGGACGCTGACTATGTGCGCTTTCGTTACGGCCTGCCAGAGAAGATGGGCGGATGGACAGAGTTTGGCAACACCTTGGTCAACTTTGTCGGCTCGGCCAGCGAGATATTTACTTGGAACGCCTTGGATGGGACGCCCTACGCGGCCCTCGGAACAAACCGCAAGGTCTATGGTTTCTACGGAGGCGCGTGGGCCGACATCACTCCCATTCGGGCCTCTGGGGCATGTACCTTTACCACCACCAACGGCAGCACCACGGTAGTTGTCAATGACGCGGCCCACGGGGCAATTGAAGGAGACTTTGTTACTTTCAGTGCCGTCTCGGGCAACCCAGGAGGCATTACTAATGCCAGCCTTACAAACGAGTTTGAGATTCAGGAGGTATTGACCACTGGCACGTACACCATCGTCTCTCCAACTCAAGCCACCTCCACGGTAGCATTGGCCGGCGCGGCAACAGCGACCTACCAGATTAACGTCGGAAGTGACATCAGCTTTGTTGACTTTGGCTGGGGCACTGGCACTTGGGGCGCGAGCACTTGGGGCACGCCCCGTCCTGCTTCTTCTGCTTTGACTCTGCTTGCCAGGGTCTGGCAGTTTGACAACTTTGGCCAGCTTCTCATCTTGCAAGCTGTTGATGGCGGCATCTACGAGTGGGACCCAGACTCGGGCCTCGGAACGCGGGCCACGGCCATCTCAGGCGCGCCCACCAAATCCAAGTACGCGTTGGTGTCTACACCAGACAGGCACCTGGTGTGCTTTGGCACGGAGTCGGTGCTGGGAGACCCCACAACGCAGGACCCGATGTTTGTGCGCTTTTCTGACCAAGAGGACATCAACGACTTCGTAGCCACTGCAACCAACACGGCCGGCGGGCAACGGCTGACCGATGGTAATGAGATTATCTCGGCACTGCGCTCGCGTGGTCAGATTTTGATTTGGACAGACACATCCATCCATGGTCAACAGTTCCTCGGTCCGCCCTACACCTTTGGCTTCCAACAGCTGGGGGCCAACTGCGGCATCATCGCGCCCCACGCATCGGCTGACGTCAACGGCGTGGCCTACTGGATGAGCAAGGACGCGTTCTTCGTGTTTGACGGTACGGTCAAGAAGCTCCCCTGCACTGTGCAGGACTACGTTTTTGAAGACTTGAACATTGCACAGGCGACTGCCGTGAACGCGGGGATTAACACCCAGTTTAACGAGGTGACGTGGTTCTATCCGTCCCTTAGCAGTGACTATGTCAACCGGTTTGTAACGTACAACTACATGGAAAACGTCTGGTCAGTTGGCACAATGTCTCGCACGGCTTGGACCGACATCGGCACATTTGAGAAGCCCTTGGCCGCAGAGTATGACCCGACGGACACTGGAACCACCCTCACCACAATTTATGGCCTCACAGCGGGCCGCAGCAACTTGTACAACCAAGAGGACGGTGTGGACGCCAACGGTGTGGCAATTGACGCCTACATATATTCCGGCTATTTTGACCTTGGTGACGGGGATCAGATGCTGCTGATGCAGAAGTTCATTCCTGACTTTAAGGGTCAAGTAGGGGAGTTGATAGTGCGATTGCTTTTGCGGGCCTATCCACAGGCCTCCGCAGTAGCAAGCTCCTTGGACCCTTATACGATCACACCGACCACGCAGTTTGTCAGTACGCGCGCACGCGGGCGGCAGATTCAACTGCGCATTGAGAGCGATGAGCTGGGTGGGTGGTGGCGCTATGGCACGCTACGAGTGGATGTTCAACCCGACGGTATGCGATGAGCAAGATTACCAACGTCCGCCTGCCCAACGCGTCGCCAAAAGACTACGACCCGCAGCAGTTCAACCAACTTGTGCGCTCGCTTGAGCAGATTATTCTTCAGCTCAACACCACCTACACCCCTATTGTTACGGAGAACAAGGATCAGGCGCAAACCTGGTTCCTTGGAAAATAATGTCAAACGCATACAAACGCTTTCAAAAAACGCCGTCTGCAACCATACCGTTAATTGTGTTAACGGTTCCTGTTGCCACAGCCGCAATTGTCAAGTCTATTTGGATAGCAAACATAGGTGTAACTAGCACCAACATAACGGTTACCTTTGCTCCTGACGGGGCTGGAACACACTACCTCGTGCCTCTGGAATCGGTGGCTCCAAACAAGTATGTAGACCTCTTGGCCGGCTGGAACGCGGGCCCTTTGGTGCTTGAAGAATACGATGAGCTGTTTGTTACTTCTTCGCAGGATTATGTTTACGTGACTGTAAGTGCGCTTTTGGTGGACAGAAGTTGAGAATTTAATGGATAATATTGCCATTAACGCGTCCTTTCCCGGCGCGCGGCCCATGAGGCCTTCGTCAAAAATTGGAAAGGACTATCATGGCAAATGAAGGAATCATGGCCTTGCCTCAAGGCATGGGCATGGAGGGCGAACAAGCCCCGCAGCAGCAACCCACAGTCACCAGCGCGGACTCCTACGATGCCGCGATGACCGCGCTCGGTATGGTCAACCCGGGCGAGGATGCTGCTCTAAAAGAAGCCATCCGCCAAAATATCGGAGACCTTCAGCTCGCGCCTGCGCAGCTTGACATGCTTATCCAGGTTTTTGAATACATCAGTCAAAACCCCAGCGAATACAAGAGCCTGATCCAAGACTTGATTAAGGCAGATGCCCTTGATGAAGGGGACATGCCTGAAGAATATGATCCTGAATTTATTGGCGTAATGCTCGCGGTGCTGCAAGAGATGCGGCAGATGCAAAGCGCAGGCGCACAAGAAGCCATGAATATGGGCCCTGCTGTTGAAGGCATGCAGCCCATGGCCATGGCTTCTGGCGGCTTGGCAGATGTGGCGTCGTACTTGGCTGGCCAAGGCCGCAACGGCGATACCATGCTGGCGCACATCACGCCGCAAGAGGCACAACTGCTGCGCCGGCGCGGCGGCTCGGGCACGATTAATCCCGTTACAGGCCTGCCGGAATTCTTTCTTGATAAAATCTTTAAGGCGGCCAAGGGTGCCGTTAAGGGCGTTGTGAACGCCGTCAAGGGCGTTCTTAAAAGCCCTGTTGGGCGCATCTTGGCTACAGTTGCATTGGCCACGGTCCTCGGGCCAACCGCCATCGGCCTGTCCCTTGGGTCAGCAGGAACGGCAGCCCTTGCCTCTGGCGCTGTCACTCTTGCAGGCGGCGGATCAATGAAAGACGCTTTGAGAATGGGTCTGATTTCTGGCGCATCAGCAGCAGCGCTGCAGGGCTTGAACTCAAAAAGCGATGCCCAAATGCGAGACCCCAACTTCACCGGTGAGGGAACTCCTCCTAACCCCTCTAACGCCGTTGATGCTCCTGGCGCTGTTCCAACAGCGAAAGACTTGTTGGCCAGCAACAACCAGTAC